GGAGCCAGCACTATGTGATGAGCTCCAATATGACTTCTATGGCAACCTCGCGGTTACGATAGAAGGTATTCCTCGCTGGAGAACATTGTTCAGAAGCGAGCCGCTTATTGACGTCGACGACAGGGTCGTCTTCGGCAATCAGAACCCGCACCATTCCTTAGGATTTGGTTTATACGGGTTTGATGAATCCCTTGGACAACAATTGTTGTATGTCGCGGGGATCATGGCCATCAAGGATGGCTATTTAGATAGGAATTATATTCCCATTGGACCAATCCCGGTTAGGACAGCTGTGCTGCCCGAGCCAGGAGGTAAGGCAAGAGTGGTTACCACTACACCGTGGTGGCATACCATTCTTTTACAACCTGCGAGTCATTTTCTTCAAGAGATTATGTCGCAGGACAGAAGCGTCAAGGGCGCTTTTACACGACAAGATCAAGCCTGGGGCTATCAAGATCTTGTTGGATTATCGGACGCAGAGGCTTTGCCTCTGGAGGACCGATGGATTTTAGGCAGTGACCTCGAAGAGGCCACTGATAACATTAATCACGGGATTGCACGTAGTGCTCTCTCGGGATTTATTGACGGTTTGGGGCTCAGCCATGCTGGCCTCGAACGTTTTAAGATGCTTCTTATCAGCCCTAGGCTGATTAGCTACTCTAATTTCAGTACCCTGGTGACTTCGTCATCAGGAATCTGGATGGGCGAGCCAGGCTCGAAGATTATTTTGCTTCTCCTCAACCGCATTGCGGAGGAGGAAGCAATGTTACAATACTTGGGTAAACCTTTGGATTACCCTTTATTAGTCCCTTGGAGAAATTTTTGTATTGGTGGAGATGATCATGTCGCGATTGGTCCTAAGGACTATCTCGACAATATTACTAGAGCTCACCTAGCCAATGGCATGGTGATCTCGCTTAATAAACATGGCCGATCTAGGATCGCTGCCAGGTTTTGTGAAAAGATTCTTTTCCTTAGAGGATCAGATCTTAAAATACGTAACTTCAGGTTCAATGAGCCTGGGGTTTACGATCACGCAATCTTCGTAGATTCGATAAAGGTTCGACTCCTATCACCTGAGGTGAGAGGTGCCGAACTTGAAGACGAGAGAAACCCTGCCATTGGCAAGGCTGTTTCTTTCGGTATTGCGAATAGAAGTTTACCTAGTAACTTCTCTCACATGTTTCGTAGAATGGCCAGAGACCGTTTCTACGCTAGAATGATGAAGTTCCTCCCTAAGGGGGGAAGCATCAAATTTACTACCAACTTACCGCCGACTTTCGGCGGGTTGGGGTTGTATATCGATCAGGAAGACTTAGTCTACTCCTTTTCGAAATCAGTACTTGCAGTGCAATGCGCTGTAGGTGCTATGATAAGACATGACCTGCCTGTAGGGCAGGCCCGTCTTTTAAGAAATGTTACTCGACCGCTTGGCGCTCGAGGCATTCGTCTTCCAGATGGCAATGACCAAGTCATTACTTTCTGGTTTGAAACTATCGGCTCGATGTCTTTGACTCAAGCCAGTAGTGAACTAAATATCAGGCCAGGTACAAGGTACCGTGAACGCCTTGATATTTTTAAACAATCGGGTTATCTGACCTTAGATCAGTTACTCGATATTGTAAATCGTCCCTTGTTGTTTCAAGCTTTGCTTACAACAACGGAGTCGCCACGTATCTTCAAGAACGCCTCTTGGCGGCTGAGATACGCTACTTTGTGGTCCAGACTCGAAGAGGCTGGGCTACGAATCACGGGAGAAGGTCTCGATGAGACTTTAGCACTTCTCCTGAGTGTT